CTGTTGCTCATCGCCGCCTTGCTCTGGCGGGGGCAATGCGGCTTGCTGCGCTTGCGCTGCCGCCCTTTGCGCCTCCGCGCGGGTTTTCATTACCTGGGCTTCTTTCAACTGCAATTCCAGCGCGATCATTTGCTGTTGCAAGGCTTGTGCCTGCTGCGCTTGCATGGCTTCCTGCTGTTCCTGTTCCGGCGTACTTGGTCCCGGTACGCCTCCAACCTTGCGCAACTGGTCAGCAACCTCGTGGCGGTTCGGCACATCGGATAGTTCGAGCATGATGGGGTAGAGCACGGCTTGGTAAGCAGGCGGTGCGGATTGCACAACCTTGCTGAATTCCTGCAACTGCTGCGCCCGGTATGTTGGAGTGGCCGGTATATCCTCCAATACCACTTTCACTTGCGCCGTTTGCACGTCGTTTTCGATTACCGGGCCTTTCGGTGTCATTACTTCCCGGTTGAAGTAAACAATCTTTTGACGCGAACCCTGCTTGATTGCAACCTGAGTCGGCTTGCCAACCATGTCCGCTATGGCGAAGGCCAGAAGCTGTTGGCCGGTCAAGCGTCTCGCGTACCGGAAATTATCGTTCGGTTCGGCAAGAACGGTAGAACCCTGCTCGACAAGGTTGTTTATCGCAACTCCACTGGTGGCCGAAGAGTCAGCCCCAAGCATGGCTCGGTAGACGCCTCCAACTTCTTCAATGCGTTTCTTGCGCTCCAATACCAGTTGGAATACTTGCGAGGCAAGGGCATGTTCCCGCGTCACCTTGTATCCGTTAGGATTGCGCCGTGCTGAGTTAAGCACCGTTATTGATCGAAGGCTGCTAATGTTCTTCGCCAGCTCGTCGTAGGTATTCTGGTTCAGGTCAAGCGCGTCATTGTCCACTTCCACCTTGACCGAGTTCATGACCTCGTAAAGCAGTATGTCCAAGTCAATGATCTGGTCCTGTGGGCCTCTCATATCACGTATGAGGCCATACGGTGTCCGGCTCCGGTCTTTCCTGAAGCACCAGAAGGGGATATAGGGGAAATTCTGGTGCGGCAGCGGGCTGGGTACGTCCATCAGTTTGTGCGGCCCCAACCAAATACTCACGCGGATTCGCGGGATCATGGCTTGTTGAACCTGTACCAGACCTTGCGCTATCGCTTGTTGGTGGTACGGATTCTCTTCGTTGTACTCAATCGCTCGTCCATCGGGCAGATACATCACGTAGCTGCTTTCATGGTATCTGTACCAGAGTTCCGAGAGGCGCACCATGCCCGACGAGTGATTCAGGTAATCGTCCTGCTGCCTGCCCCATACTTGCTCGACTTCATAGGCCCGTGCCATTCCGGTATTGTCGCCGTCGTAGACATCAACGGTGTTCCAGCCTGCCCAACTGTTTTCTATCAGCTCTTCGTGTTCGGGAAACATCTTTGTTGCCTGGTCCCGGTCTATCCACTTGTCCCGGCGAAGGTAACGAGCATCGGACAAATCCGGCTCTCGAGCTGACCAATCCCAAAATATTTCGTTACGGTGTACCTCGCGTACACGGTACGGGTACTTAAGAGGATCAATCTCGTGAGAGACTTCAATCCAGCCTATTCCAGACCGGATCATGCTGCTATAGGCGTCACTCATTGCCCGGTCTGCGCGTGACTCGCTTTCTATTTCCTTGAGTTTCGCGCTCAAGCCTTCGGCAAGGTCGCTCTGTGCTTCATCATCGCTCGTGATCTTGTAGTCGGTGCGGCTCCGGGCTTCCATGCCCAGCACGGCGTTGATAGTCGGTTTGATGTAATTGCTGTCCTGTTCCGGTATTCCGGCGTTTTTCAGGCGTTGCAAGGTCTCTTGTTTTATCTGCGCTCCGTCGTAATAGTCTGCATCGGTGTCCGAATCCAGCCTCCATTTAGGCTGATTGCGAATGTCGCGGCAAATTCGGTCGTATGCCTCGATGGTTATATCTTCGGTAATGGAGGCGACTTGCTCATTGGGTACGTTTTCCATCAGGCGAACAGCCTTTCTTGTTTCGCGGCTTGTGCAACTCTTTCGCAAGCTGCTTTGTAATAATCTGCGTCAAGTTCACAGCCCACCATCTCAAAACCTAGATGGTTACAGGCTATTGCGCTAGAGCCAGAACCGAGATGTGTATCTAATATGCGCTGTCCGGGTTTGGCATAGTTGGTGAGCAACCATTCGTAGAGCAGAACAGGTTTTTGAGTTGGATGAATTTTTCCTTTGTAGTCGCCATTGCAGAGTGGATCACGTACGAATATCCTTGCGTTAGCATTAAAGCTAGTCCACGCCTGCTCACATTCTGCGTAGGTACGCCCTTTAAAACCTGCTCCTTTGTCCCAGATCAAAAAACATCGTGTAGGGGGCAGCGGAAAATAGTTTCCACCCCAGATAATTTGATGTTTTGATACGCGCATCAGCTCATTAAAATATTCAATCGGCGGAGTGTCCCTGTCCCACTCCTTCCTAATAAGATGATTGAATCCCTTGTATCCAACATCACCTCCACTCATTCCTATCCCATAAGGCGGATCAACAATAGCCAGATCAAATACTTTATCCGGCAGGGTAGCCATGTACTCCATGCAGTCGACGTGCAAGAGCGTAGATTTCATTACTGAGGTCATGCCGCTCTCCAACCCGGTATCTTGATACCACGCACACTCACGCTGGGCGCATCTTCAGCTATGGACAAGGCGAAGTACCGGAAAGCGTCAGCCGCATGGCTATGGTGATCGTGCAATGGCCTTCCAGATAGCTGCTTTGATTCCGGGTCTATGTCGTAGCGGTAATGTCTCAAGGATTGCAAGCCTTCCGCACACTTCTGTTCATCAAAATAGCATCGGTTGAAGATGGTTCGTGCCGCGTTGATGCCGTCGAATATTGAGAGGTTAGGCGTGATTGAGACCTTGCGCCCCATTGCCAGCATAATTTCCTCGACTGAGCGGCCCGTTGCGAGACTTTTAGCGCGTGCGTCGTGCGGTAGCCAGTCTGTCCCATAGAGATACCCTTTGCCTTGCAGCACTTGAATGTAGTGCTGTAGCGGTTGCAATGTGTTGCTGTAGTAGTCGATAAGCCGCAATTCAGGCCCTACAGACTGCGCAAACCAAATGCTCGTGTTATCGGCCCAGCCCAAGTCCCAAAACGTGTGAACCTGTTTTAAGGCGTCGTATGGAACGGTTCTAATGCGTCCTTCTTCCTTGGCGGTCTTAAGTTCCTTGGCGTAAATCGCGCCTTCTAGCGTCGATCTGCATTCGCCTTCCCAAATATTGAGATATGAGTCGTGATCCTTGGCTTTCAGCTCATCCCGCTCACGCGCCAGCACATCAGGAAACCACGGATTGTCCTGCCAACCCAGCTTGACCACTGCTGCATCGTTTGGCGGACTCACAACGAATCGCCTATAGGTTTCGTCGGTGTCCAGTTCAGGGTTGAACGTTGCCCATATCTCTGAACCGTCCTTCCTTATCGTGGGTATCAGCGTATCCCACGAGGTCTTGGAGACGGTATGCGCTTCTTCTACCCATACGCGGTCAATACCTTCAAAAGATTTGATGCGGCTCACGTTGTTGCGTAGTCCGGCAAAGACGAACTCCGATCCGTTGATGCCGGTTATCTGCGCCTGCTGTACTTGATAGAAGTCTGCGAGGTTTAGTGCCTCAATCTGCGCTTGGAGCAAGTGATGCACAGACTCAGTAATCGAATTCTGAAATTCACGAGCGCACAAAATGCGAAGGGGGCTATTCGCCCCCTGTATCAGTAATGCCCTTGCAACTCCCCAACTCTTTGCGCCGCCCCTTCCGCCATAGAGAATCTTGTATCTCGACGGCTCAAACAGGAATTGCAGCTTCTTGGGGAACTTGGCGTTGGTTTCTGTGATTAGTGTCAGGATAGACTCCTAGACTCTCTCGTATCTGTGTCAGACAATTATTAAAACAATCCTAAACGGACAAGAAACAGGGCTAAAACTGTCAGGCTAAAATGTCATGTTGAAGTACACCCTAATCGGACAACAGCGTTTCATTTTTCTGTTCTTCGTCCGGTTCCGAGCAATCTACGTGACGTTCAATCAAGCCCACGATATAGCCACGATGAAAGCCCACTGACTGTTCATCCTTCCAATAACGCTTGTGTCTTACGATGTTTAGTATCTCGCAGAGTGCGTCGCGGATGATTTCATTCTCGCCCTTTTCTACCATTTGTTAGTCTACCTTTTAGAATTTCGTCCTCTTGCCGCAGTGGATGCAGAATGCACCGCTCGGCACAATGCGGAAAACATCACAGCCGCACTTGCACATCAAAATATCTTCATCCGGCAAGATTTCATATATGAACCGGGCCTTGTGCAATCCGCAGGAAGGGCATTCGAGCCAATCAACACCGCTGCCGTCAATCGGCACAATCGCTGTGTGTTCGCTTTTGCAGACTGCGCAACGGACCCTGCCGGTAAGCGTCGGCTCAAACTTCTCCGGGGCCTTGAACTCAAGTACGCTCATACCACCCAGCAGGAATAGGCACTGCGTTTTTCAGTATTCTGTAAAAACCCATGATATTTTCCTCACTAGGTTGAGTTGCACACCAATAGGTTATAGAGTCGCTGCTTGTCCTCTTCTGTGTTGACATTGCTTGCGGTCAAGTCCTCCCACAACACGACCGCGCCCAGCGCTCTTGAAACGCATTGCTCCTTTGTGGCTTCGCAATTTGTTTCTACGTGCGCCGCCTTCATGAGCATGATTACCGTTTTTTCTGCTTGAGCTGTTATTTGCTCGTAACTCATTGGTTTTTTTCTTGGCCTACCCATACTAAACCATTGACCCCATTAAAATAATCGCTTAAAACGCCTTACAATCGCACAATATTTAGGCAATCCGCTACGATTTGGGGATTTCGCCGCTCCGTACCTTTTCAGCCGTATCGAGCAGACTCCGTGCCGCTTCGAGCTGTGCGCGTTGGATTGCATGAAGAGCGCCGCGATCAACACCCTGCCATTCTTGCGGAGCTTTGTAAAAAACGCTGCCGTCTTCGTTGTAAACCGTTAAATCAATGGTTACGCGCATTCTTTCTTTTTGGTCTTGGTCCATGCTATTTGCTCCTGTAGATGAGTTAAAAAAACTACTGAGAAAATCTTTTGTACAGCAGAACACGCTTCGGCTCACGGCCCTCAACGTATCGCCACCAAAACGCTTCATCGAATCCTCTCCATTGGCAAAAATCCGCCAGCGCTCTCCGGTCCGTTCCATGCGGCCCACGCAAGCCTGACCACGACTTTACTTCCGCCGTGCGTCCTTCAGCGTCAGCCGTGGCGATTACGCAGCTTGAAATGGAAGGCGGGATTTCGTCCAGGCTTTCATGAAAGCGCATGAGCCACGCTTTGCCGCCCGGTAGCTCTTCGGCGGAAACTTTGCCACTTCGCCAGCAAAAAACAGGAGCGCCTGGGGGACGAGGCTTTTTTCGCCGCTCTTCATTTGGCATCAGCGGACGACACAAAAGAGACCGTTATGTTGTGTGAAATCGGCCTGTCTGGATCGCCGCTATGTTCGTTCATTATTCGATCACCGAACTCTTTCGGTAGAACTCGCGCAGCTTCCCATTTGATGTTGTCGCACATCAGCCTTGCACGAGCCACGTCATGTTCCCGTATAGCAACCTCGTTTAACTCTCGCGCTCTGACTCGTACATAATCTTGTCTCGCGCGCGCGTCTAATGCCGTTAATTCAGGAGAGCTTCGTATTCGGTTCATCACAGTACGGTAAACAAGTTTTTGTGCGTCACACGCGGCTTTCAATGAAATGCCTGTCTCTCCCATTTCGCTTATAACTTCGATGATTTGCTCATCGGTCACAGTCTGAGCATTAGGGCGTGTGTGTTTTTGATTGCTCATTGGAGTTTTGTTCATGCTTCAAATATTGCTTAATTGACCACTCAATGTAACTGGAAAGAGTTCTTCGCTGTTTCCTTGCTGCCAGGTCAGCTAAATATCGCAGTCTTGGATCAAGCCTTACCGTTACCGTCTCTGTCCGGTTCATTTCGCCAACTCGATCAGTTTGAAATCCTTCCCGCCCCAAATGCGAACCCTGCCGGTTTCGGGCGTCACAATAAATTCATAGTCAGGCTCAAGCGACAATACCCACGGCCCCCAGCTTGATTTAGTGAGCGTACCCACTACCTTTCCTTCCGTGTCGTATTGCAGCTTTGTAACGCTGCTTTGAGCTTGACTTCGCATGCTGATCGTTCCTCTAGCTCTATCCTGAATGCCCTGTTGATCGTGAGCGGATCATCTTTCGTTGATACGCGGTCAACTGCATAGGTCTCTTTGCACTCTGCCGGCATTGCTACTGTGCAAAATACCGGAACAGGCTTTTCAACTATCTGAGTCTCGATAATCGGCTGGCCCGAACATCCACTGAGGAAACCAACAATAAACAGAATGGCAAATATCAGCAGCAACAAATACCCGCCCAGGTTGCCGCGATTCTTCACTGCTTGCGCCGTTCCCTGATGTAGTCAAGCTGCTCTTGCTTGATCGCTTCGCACTGCTGATCAATAGCAACTTCAGGCAGCGCCTTGATCTTTATGATTCGTGCTGTGTGTTTCTCTACCTGTGGCTTTGCCTGTTCCATCGCATCAACCGCTTGGCGCTCTCGTTCTGCTGATAGCGCAGTCATGGCGGTCATTGCTTGTTGCACTGTCTTGATGTCCGTTGCGCATTCGTCATTAGCCTTGACCAAAATTGCATTGTTGGAGTTGAGGCGTAGTATTTCTTTACCTGACCGCCAGCTCTCAACCGCAAATCCACCAGCGAAGGCAACAGCCGCGCTAACCGCAATGACGATTGCTGCAATGGCAGAGCTGGAAAGCATGATTTCATTTCCACTTGACGAAAAAAAACCCGCGAAGGCGGGTTTGTGTGCTTTGGTCGGTACTTCTCGACTCTAGAAATTTGAGTATAAAAGCGGTTCCCAAAAAAATCAAGGGGTTAAGAGAAATAAAAATATTTTCATGTTACCTATTGACTAACACCGCCGTTGGCGGTATAGTTACATCAACTACCCGATAAACAGTAACCGAAAAGGAGAAACAAAATGAACCAAAAACTTATTCCAAATAGCAACTGGCAAACTCAGCAACGCGGGTCAAATGATGCTGAATATCAAATATACGTCGCGGCAGCGGAAAGTTTAGGCTGGAAAATAAAATCGTATGAGGAATGGCTCAGGTCTTAGACCTCTTTGGAAAGCCTCCGGGCTTTCTTGAGCGGTTTAACTAAAAGGAGAAGGAAATGATCAAGTTCAACAAATACAACGTAACCAACGGAACATTCAAAGCTCGCGTTCATTACTCACTGGACAACCGGATTGATCGCCGCAAATGTGTAACGATTTACGCGAAAGACTACACCGGCGAACTTGGAAAAGTGTTTGATTCAGAGTATCAAAACGAATCCGATCTGATGACTGATTACTTCGACAAAGGCAAAGTTGTTTTGTTTGAAAATCATCCTCTATACGCGACAGCCCGTTCAACCATTGAGAACCGCGCCTAGTCCCTCAATCCATGCCCTTCGGGGCATTGGTGGACGGATTAATTTACTAAGGAGATTCAGCATGAACAAGCAATTTAAAAAAATTGAACGTAAGGTAGAAACACTGCTTCGTTCACATTCTGCGATTTACTCAGTGGGTTCATGGTCAGGGAGGGAAGTAAAAGTAACGCTCCAAAACCTCGACGCTGCGTATATCAAATTCTCCATGCTCAGCCCTGCCAGCTTCCAGCTTAGTGTTTGCTTCGGGGAGCTACCTGATATAAACGGCACAATACACTCAATATGAACAGCCCCACCCCCGAAGAAATCAAAGCCGCCCGTCTTGCCGCTGGCCTCACTCAATCTGAGGCCGCCGCGCTGATTTACGTTCATCTTAAAACGTGGCAGAAATGGGAAACTGGCGAAGAATTGCCAAGTCACCGCGCTATGCATCAAGCAGTTTGGGAGCTGTTTCTTCAAAAAACCAAAAAAAAGAAATGAAATAGCCTCATATATCTCTTGACATTTACCGCCGTTGGCGGTATTATATATCCAACATGCAGGGATTTATAAACGTCAGGAGATGCAATCATGGACCCCATCACTCTCGCACTGTTTAGCATGATCGGAATCTGCTATTTGTCTCTGTATTACCTTTAAACCCAATAAGGAGAACAACGTGAACAAAGATTGCAAAAAACTGATGAAAGCCAAACTCAAGCTTGAACGAATAGCAGCGGAGATAGAAGAAGTAAATGAGGAATTGGGAGAGTTTCATATTTCCGGTGTTTCGGTCTCGGCGCTTGAATGGGCAGTCCGGGATATAAATGTTGCAATAAAAAGACGCCTAGAAAATCCGGCGGACGAATAAAGACTTATCCCCGCCCGACGTAGCAGCCAAGTGAATAGGGCAAGAGCAAGGCGGGAGTGGGTAAGTCGTAACCAACTAAGGAAAAATTAAATGTCACCATCCGAACTCAGGGACATGACAACAATTGATTTTGCAAGTATGGATAAATGGGAATTTGTGGTCGCTGTTCTAGCTATCTATTTGGTTGTTATTTCAATAACGGGCTTAATACGTTTGAGCGGAGCGCTGTCAAATGAACCGCTATCTGAAACATATAAAATGGTAGGAATCAGCCTGTTCATAGCCGTAATTTTATTTGTAGCGAACGCGTTCTTGGTAAACATGCCAATGCCTTAATTTATTAGATAAGGAGCATGTAATGCTATACCGTAAACTAAAAAACGCTTTGGAATATGCGCGATACCATCAGGGTTGCAGCGAAGAAGCGGCCTCGCATTATAGCGAACCATTTACTATGCTGGATTCTTGGTCCAGTTGGTGGAAAGGGTTTATCTCAGGATGGAGAAAGACAGCTTAAACCCGTTCAAAAGGAAAAATGAAATGTACAAATTAATCGAGAAAAATCCGAATTTAACGATCTTTGCCATAATCGTCAGTATTTTCGCTTTTAGTCTTGTGTTGGCTTATACGTTGCCCCCCGAAACAGTAAGAGAATATAACCCTGTTAATATAGTTGAGTATTTACTTGCGAATCACCCCGTTTTAACTGGCTTCGTTATCACATTTATTTCGTGCAATTTTGCATTATCACATTCCTCGAATGAATTTTTTCTAGAAAATACCTCTATCTCTTTAATCATAGCCTGTGTTGTAGCAATGTTGTGTTTAACTATGTCAGTGACATCACACATCCCATCTGACGAACAACGATATGAATGCAGAACTTCAGGGGGCAGTCTTGAGTTTTTCGGCGAACGTGGCTGGGTATGTATTAAACCAACAAATAAATCATAAGCACCGGGGAGAAATCCCCGTTTTTCATTTAAGCATAAGCCCTTTCAATCAACCCATGCTGCTCCAAAACCTCTGTCATATCCGCCATAGCTCGGTCATGGATAATGTCCAGTACATCATAGAGGCAGCTCTTAGCCATTACTGCATATTGGTGACGACATCCCAGCGCCTTCCTGGCCTGCCTGTAGGTCATTTCATCCCCGAAGTAACCCCGCATTATCCTATAGACCGCTTGTTGATTATCACGGTGTAGCGCAACCCCTAGAGCCGCACAGCCACGGTAAACCAACACTTTCATATCATCCTGGCTCATCCGCCTGCCAAACCTCGCTCTCAAGAACTCACGTTTTGCCGGATCAATCACCTTTTCTGGTTCTGCTGGATCGTGCAAGCGTTCCGCCATGCCAATAATTAATGCTGATTGCGCGTGAATCTCTTGTGGCGTGAGGCCGCGCACAAGGATATTCGGCACTCCAGCAACATGCCTCATATTATTTATTGATGACAATTTTATGATCGGCAAAGTCTCGATAACGTATGACCATGCCAGTGCGTGATATGCGCTGTGGAACATCTATATTCGATCCTCCGCCCTGAATCGGTTGACTAGCAGCATCAAGTGGTATTCCGTAGGCAGCTTGTACAGAATGAGAAACTTGCCCTTCAAGGTATGGAATCCTCCTGCTCCGACGTGATGTTCCATGCACAATCCCGCTACCATAAAATCACTTCGAAGCCCTGATCCTTCGGCGATATGGTGAACTTGTGGTGGTGTCATTACCCCTAGAAACGCTCGGCAAATCACACAGCCTAACCGGGCAACAATGCTTTTGTGGCGCTGTTCGGGCGTCAATTCGTTACTTCAAAACGTTCATGTACGGCAACCGGAAATGCTCATTGAAAAGCGCAGCCGCCTCCTGATCGTGGTCAAGTTCGGACCTTGAGGAAATGCCACATACCGTTCTAACGTGTTCCGCCGCTTCTTCTTCTGTCAGATTCGGCCCCAGCCATTCCCTGAATGCTTCGTCTTTGCACCATCGCGCGGCAAGGGAACAAAGCTGGCCTCCTTTCTTTTTTTCTTCTTGGGGCAACCTCTCAAAATCCAGCGGCAAAGGCGCTAAGGCAATAGGGGTGTCTATGTCCGGGAATAATCTATGAAACTCAGCCTTGAACCGTGGATCGATGTCGATCTGGACTCTCAACGTACCATCAGCAAGTTCTTGTGCTTTTCTGCGTGTGCCGGATATGGCGCTCATATCCTCGTCATCTTCCCTGATAGATACGCTGTGATTAAATGTGCCGCTGCCGTCCATTGCCAGCAGTAGCCCACTAGCCAACCCTCTTCAGAGAGTCTTTCCCCGTACCAAACTTGCTCACCTGTTGCCTTGTTTTTTCCAGCCTTAAGTTCAATCGAAAGACCGTGATAACCACCTCTGGCAACTGGCAATTTAACGTCATGCTCCCCTTTCAACATTCCGGCAGCTTTCGCCTTCCCAGCCTGTGCTTTGGTCAGTTTTACCCCATTCAGAGAGCAGGAAAGTAAATCAAGGCCGGGATAGTTCTTGGCATAAAGCCTCGCCCATTGAAAGAGAGCGCATTGCATATCGAATTCGGGGGAGATGCGCCGGACCATTACATCTCCGCACACTGCTCATTTTGCAATTCCCGTTGCCTCTTTACCTCGGCAAGCAGTTCGTCCAACCCTTTCTGCTTACGATTTTTCAAAACCCCTTCGTAGTGGGCCTGTCGTTGGTCGCGAGGTAGATTCATGACAAACCGCGCTTCGCATTCTCGACGGTGTTTTTCGGTATCGTTCCCATTATTGATCGTCATTTACCCTACCCTCCGCAGCGGATAAGCCGGAATAGGTAGTTCTCCTAAATCCATCTTACGAAAACC